GACAGAGCGAGTGATGCTACGCGATGAGTGGAGACTTCGGCACCCAGATTACAACACTCAAGTTTTTATTGATGAAAATACCTGGTGGGACAATGGAGACATAGCCCAATATCAACCAGGCGACCAGAACGGTCCAACGGGCGCCTATTATGACACCCATGATTTTTATGGCTACTATGAAGGCAAGACTATTCAACTTGAATCTTCTTTTAACCCGTGGGACCCAGAGCCGTACACCAGAGACCAGCTCAGCGCTGAAACTTTGTTAAACCTCATGACGGTCACTCTTTCGGCATATGAAAAGATAAACGAATAAGCCAAAGGGCTGGTAGCTCAGTGGTTAGAGCAGCGGACTCATAATCCGTCGGTCGTGGGTTCAATCCCCACCCAGCCCACTAGTTGGTGGCGTGTTTCAAGTACCAGTCCGGAACTGGTGGCTGATGCGTCAAAATGATGTAAACAAGCACGTGGGCAATTCCGCCTGGCATCACCATCAACTAACAATCGAGGAACAAATGATTGACAAGGTTCTGCAAAAAGCGATAAGAATTACTCTTGTAATCGTAGTTGTTTTGTGCGTTGCAGTATACGTGACATCGAGGTAGCGGATATGAGGCAAATTGGGTCTGGATGGAGAATAGTAATTCACTCATCCAGGTACTCGGGCGTCTACGAAGGTGGCCGATGGTTTGCAATGTATCTAAGCGATGAATTTCCAGAAGATTCAATTAGCGATGACGTTTCATGCGCAACTTTTTTTGGAAAGTTCATGGACATGATTGGAGTCGGAAACACTCCACAGGATGCACTAAATGATCTTCTTAAAAAAGACAAAGAAGCAAAAGATTTCTATGAGCGATATATGCAAAATGAAATAGGGGGTAAGTCATGGGCAAAAAAGCTGAAACGATCCGTCACGCGCTCAATCACAAGGGCATTCCAATAACAGACGGAATTCCAGAACAAATAATCACTGAACTCAACGATGCCGGTTACGTCATCAAAAAAAGTAAAAAATTACGCATGAAGAAAAACAAATGACGAAGGGAATCCGGGAGTGGAACATGGCAAGGCAAGTTCTTATAAAAGTGGTTGCAGATGCGATGAGTGCAAAAATGCAAACCGTCTAAAGATTTCCGAACGAAGAGAAAAGAAACTTAAATTTCCAGTCCAGCCGCTAATTGACTCTCTTCCAGAAGAATTTTTGCTTCAACATAAGAAATCAATAGAAGCATGGCGCTCAAAGGGTCTTACAATCTTTGAAGTTGACAGAATGTGTACAAAGTACGGCATTCATCCATATACTGTTTATGGGGCATACTGGTATAGCGATATGTGGGCGAGCGTTGCATGAGCGCGGAGCGAATCACTCACACCCTTGTTGGCGGACAGGTCCTTATTGGTGTTCATCAGCCAGATGAAAGATGCTCAATAAAATGCCCAATCCATAATCCCTCAAATCACCACATGAGGGAATGGCCACAAAATTGGCGTCCAGATAGGCGATTAATTGAAAGAATCTGCCCCCACGGAATTGGGCACCCAGATCCAGACGATATTGCTGAAGATAAGACGCATGGTTGCGACGGTTGTTGCAGTAAGAACAAGATGGTGTTCCGCTAGTATTTCGATATGGACATACTGGAAATCCTGAGAGACTGGCATGCTGATGCGTCCAGTAAAAATTCAGATGAAGCAGATTTCATCAAGCAAATAATCGATGAAATAGCATCTTTGAGATACCAAAATCAAAATCCAGGGCTAAATCTCACCGTAGGCGACTGGCAATTAATAGATAAAGTCGCCTCATACGCAACGCACAAGAAATCATGCGCGAGCATCTACGGGCGGTGCACCTGCAGCTTCGAGCAGGTCGCCAAGGAGTACGACAAAGTGCGCTGGCGCGGCCAAGACGGCGGGGACACCCAGATATCAGAAGAAAAATAGAGCCGCTTCAAAAAATTTTTTAAAAACCAGCTACTTTTTAAATAGATTTATTCAAAACCGGAGGGAACATGCCATCTTTTACGCCTGAAGAAATGATCGAAAGATTCAGAGAGCGTGCAGAGGCTGTGAGAAAGCGTCCACTTCCGCCGGTAGCGGGTCAAGAGAGAAATTTGTTCATAAAACAGGCCCAAATCGACTACCAAGACTTCGCAATGATCGGAGATGCTGTGCCAAGTTTTGATGGAGCGTTCCTTGTTTTGCGAATAGATCTCAGACCAGAGAAAAATGATTAACCTTTGGATAGATTTATCCAAATAACACCAAATCTCTCAATTTTTTAGGGGTGCCCATGTACGGCAAAGACGAAGAAAACGGCGAATACAATCAACAAGACCTCATCCAAGACCTAAATGTGCTCATCAAGCACGGAATGGTCGACTATATGATTGATGATGAGGGGGAATGGGTCTACAAACCAAGCGAAAAAGCGCTCAGAATGACCTATGAAGAGCAAATAGCGTTTATTTTGAGCCTCCCGGAGACGCTCGAAGAGTCTGAATAAACACCAAAACACCAAACGAAGGGGAAAAATGCGCCGCAAGTTCCAACACCACAACCTCAATTCCACCGAAAAGATTGAAGAGGCACTCAAATTCATCGATGGCTTTATTAAAGAGAACGGATACTCGCCATCTGTTCGAGAAATCGCAGAAATGATGGGCGTGCCGTCTTCCTCAACGATTGCCGGAATGATCGCAACCATGCAGAGATTCGGATATATCGAACCGCCCAAGCAAGTCAGCAAAAATGGCAACAGAATCGCACGAGCAATAAAAATCTCGGAAAAAGGCCGCCAGCTTCTCGGATAAATCTATCCGTACAAGTTCTCATCACAGGATTTTTAGAGGGGTGCAGTAATGGCTCAATGGAGAACTCAGAGATTCAGAAACTGGGGATTGCCAATAAAGCTCGATAAAAGCAAAGCAAACGGCAAATTCCAAGAAATCATCGTTCAGCTTAACTCTGGATGCGACAGTGTATATAGATGTCGTATTCGATTTGTGTTCACAGACTGTGGAATCGTATGTGTTTATACAAAAGAAGGCCTAGACCTTCATGAAGAACACGTATTCGCAGTAGAAGTAATTGGCTATTACGACCTTGGTTATGTCTTTAATTCCCTGAAAGAAAGACACGAAGAAATATTCCCATACGACGACACGTTTGAGAAGTTCTACAATCGCCATTATTTCCTCAACAAGCCACACGGGAACGTGTACTCCGACCTACCAGCACGTTCACACTTTCATATCGACTACAAACACGGTGATGAGATTGAAGCGCCAATCACCATGGATACTTGGTACACGGACGAAGACGGTAAAAAGATCGTTGCAAAATCGTGGGCCGAATTTTACGAGGCCCATGTAGAGCGCAGCAGGCGTGAGTCTCATGAACTGGCGATACGCCTCATGACGATTGGGATACACGACCAGTACATGATTACGAAAGATGGCGATTTGATTGTTCGCCCATCACACAGCGCAATCACTCAAGCCGTGCGCAAGGGGCAGCAAAAGTGGCCAGAACGCGAGCTCAAGCTGAAAGAAGAGCGCAAGCAGTACCACAAGCGGCAAAAAGAGTACGAAAAGCAGCTTGACGAGATGGTCAAGGAAAAAGAAAAGAAGAAGAAAAAGTAATAGGTTTCGGATAAATCTATTCAAGACACGGGGAACCCAAAATTTTGCAAATTGGCCCCCCACCGATTTGGGGCTCGCACAGAAGGAGCCCCGCTTCCCCCGAACGCCCGTTCGCCCCTGCCCCTACCCCCACCCCCGAACGCCTGTTCGGTCAGGGTCACCCATGACCACGCCCATGCCCTGACCCCACCACGCCCCACAGGGGGCCGAGAGGGGGTCTCAGGGGGCCTCAGGGGGTCGCCATGAGGACACCCCACCCCGAGGGGGCAGGGGGCTGAGGGGAGACCAGAGGCGAGGGGGCAGGCAGGCCCCACAGGGGGGCCGAGGGGGAACGACGAGGTTCGACCCCCTCAGAGGCCGAGGCAGGCCCTCAGAGGCGGCTGAGGCAGGCCCAGAGGCAGGCCCCATGACCAGACCTCAGAGGGGGCAGGGGGCAGGCGAGGGGGGGCGAGATGAAGCCGAGGGGGTGGGGCGCAGGGGTGGGGGTCATCGTGGGGGACTGACACCCCACCCCTGAGAGGCCGACCCCGAGGGGCAGGGCCACACCCCCACCAGGGGGGCAGGGGTCACCCTAGCACGCCCCCATGAGGCAGGGGCGCACCCCATGACCCGAGGGGCAGGGCGCAGGGGCGCGAGGCCCGAGGCAGGGGGCCGGGGTATGGCAGGGGCAGGCCAGTAGGCAGGGGGGCGCAGGGGCCTACGGGTGACCTCACGGGTAGCCCAATGCCGACCCCCATGAGGGGGCAGGCTCGCCCCACCCCCACCCCCTAGGGGGCCTCGCTGAGGGGGGGGGCGAGGTGCCACGGGTGGCCCTACGGGTAGCGCAGGGGGCAGGGGGTGTACGCCCCCGTGTATCACCCGTGATACGCCCACCCCCAAGGGGGCCATGCAGGGGGGCATGACGATACCCCACCCCACCCCGAGGGGGATGCTTGACATACCCACGCCCGCCCTATACCATGACCTGCATGACAACACACACCAACACCCACACACCCACCTACTACCGCATCCGCACCATCGTGAGGGGAGCCTTCGTTGCAGGCCTCGTCATCGTTGCATTCCTCGTTGGCAAGGCCCTCGCCTCTGAGCCCTACCCCTACAAGTGCGACGGCACCATCGTCAATGCGACCGCAGGGGACACGCTCTGGTCACTGGCAGAGGCGCACTGCGAAGGCCACACAGGGGCCGTCGTGCATGACCTCTACAAAGAGCATGGTGACCTGCAGGTAGGCGAGGCTATCTCGTTCGCAAGAGAGAGGGGGTGAGGTTGGCATTGTCATGCCGACCTGATACATTCACCATGCTGATACACGAAGGGGACACCATGAACACCATCACCGCCGATGAGGCGACCTACACATACGAGACCAGACACCACTATGTCACGCAGGCGATGTACGCCATGCAGATGCTCATCGACAACATCGTGAGGTCAATCGACTTCGAGGTGGTCAATGCCAAGCACCTCTGCATCGAGGCCATGAACATCGAGGGGTCAATCAAGTACCTCGCAGGCCTCATCGACAAACATGACGTAGAGGTGCGCCAAGCCCTCACGGGTTGCCCTACGGGTGCTACAGGGGGTGCCAAGTGATTTCCGTTGAGACACCAGCACAGGCATTCGACCTGCACACAAAGTACCACCAGCACCGACAGGCGCACCCCGACGATGACCGCCTCTTGCACGATGGATACTGGAGGGCACTTGCATCAGACCTTGCCAGTAAATGCATCGACAAGAGTGTTCCCGATGAAGTCATGAACGACTCTGCGATTCGTGAGGCCGTTGCAACCGACTCCGAGAAAAGCGTTGACAACGAACTGTTCACCTACGAGAGGTCGAAGAACTTCCACGAGGTCGCACGGGCTATCGATGACATCATCATCGAACGTGCAAACACAGTGTTCGTGTCGTCAGACCTGCAGGAACTCGTGAATGCTGCAGAAGAGACAATGCCCGACGAGGTTCTATTCAGAACCGACATCTACACCCCGTGTGGATTCGTCGTTCTGGAGACACCAATCGAAACCACTGTTACTGCGTTCATGCCTGTTGATGATTTCGATGAGTCAATGGAGCGTGCCAAACTGCTCGGTGCAACATTCGAAGGTGAACGCAGGTATGACAACACCAACCTCAGGGAGAGCACCAACGGAACAATTGCAATGCTCGGCACAGAGGTATGGAAAATTCATGCTTTCTCATGGGCTGTTGGTGATTCGATAAATGCAGATGCACGCAAAGAAATCAGAAACCGTTTTGGAGCATCAGACAAATCGCTGAACGCCTACGTCGAACTCTCACTTCCGATGCAATTTCCAGAGTCAATGATTTACATACGGGCGTACGGGGAGCTTTGTTCAGTCTCAGCAGATGGTCTCACATTGATCATAAATAACAACACATCATCGCGCCATACAGTCAAATTGATCGACAGGTTTACAACTGGCTTTGGCGAAGATGCAATTGATGGCCACCGAGAGCAGAGAATGAAACTGGTAGAAGAAGGCGATGAAATCGGAGTAAGTTCTTTTGACAGACTCCATAAGATGCGTCGATTACTCGTTGCCCTCTTCCGTCTGATGAACGAGTATGTTGACATCGACTCTGAAAAACTCCAGCGTCACGCAAGCAAGCGCGCAGTGCGCGCAGGGCGCACGGGTGACATTGGGAACGTCACGGTTCTGTCTCTGCGTCGGGCATTGTACGAAGACGGAGAGAGTGGCACGGGTAGGAAAATCACACTCGCGCACATGGTTCGTGGTCACTGGCGCAACCAGTGGTACCCATCACAAAAGATGCATCGCGCGAAGTGGATCAATTCGTTCCGTCGTGGTGGCAACATCGGGGACAAGGCTGTCGAACGCCCACGTCTCATCAAGGTAGATAGATAAACATGGATAAGGAGGAATACGAAATGATCGTTCCGAAGGTGTGCCCACGCTGCGAAGGGTGGATACCGAACAATGAACAACCTGGTCTATACCCAGGTGCAATCTCACGTGTAGACAACGTGACAGAAATCTGTTCACAATGCGGTTCAGAAGAAGCCATGCTTGACTGGCAACACAGACTCACAGACTGGAGAAAGAAATGACAGACACAAGAACACAAATCACCATGACCCACACAGAGCAAGACGGCTCAAACTATGCAGCAATCTATGAATTCACAGAAGTAAATGGCAGGATGGAAGTCTCACGGGTAAGCGTAGAAGCAATCACGCCTAACGCAATCGTGACGCAGAAAGTACTTCGCTCTCTTTCACCACTGGAAGCAACACGTCGTGTTCGTAAGTCAAGCAAGTCAATCTACTCCGATGACTTTGGGCCGCTCATGGAGAAGTGGGTGAACTCAGATGCCCAACTTTCGACAATCGCACGCCTATACCGCGAGGCGTACGCAAGTGGCGTGTCCATCGACAGGCACATCGCTCAGCGTGTTGATAGGCCACTATCAACGATCAATCGATGGATTCGTAATGCACGAAAGTCCGGACACCTTGGCGCACCGAAGAACACAAGAGGTGGGGAAATAGTTTCACAATGAGGTACGAAGAGCCAGTAGTCGGCATCGCAATGCCCATAAGTCTCGTTCGGAGAATCGCTGAGTGCGTTCGAGCTGACATCATGAAGAATGAGAACGGTTCAAGCAGGGCAGAAATGCTGAAAAATGTCAAAAACGAAAAAGCACTTTCGCTCCTTGATTCCGTAATCATTGATCACGAAGCGAAGGCAATCATTGGAGATTCTCTGTCTGATGCGAACCTGAAGAAGTTGCTTGGGTCAAAGCGCAAGAAAACCGTTCGGAAAAAGCAGAATGACTAAGCACAACGTCACTCTCAATTTCGAGATCGACTGTGACGACGAATACGAAGCAGCGCATGATGTTTACAGAATGCTTGCCCAGCGATTATTTTCTCCGAGCAGAGGGAGAGTGATTGCTCGGGTTACCAACATGGATAACTCAGACTCTTTCGACATCGATCTATTCGATGGAGTTCTCGAAGTTGATCCACTATTCGCTGCTCAGGTAATAGGTGTGAGACACCTGATTTGGGTGAATCAAAATCCACCAAGATCAAAGAAGTAAAAAGAAAACCCTCGGAGATCTTTATGACCTCCGAGGGTTTTCTATTTTGCGAATTTGAAACCACTTGGGGATCTGAATGAACGTTCCCGTCGTGCACTGCAGACGCTATGGCCCAAGTGGCTTCAACTTCTAACTTAGCGCCCTCACGGGAGCGCCTTCAAGTCAGAATGGTTCTTCGTCTGCACCGACCGAAGCGGGAACTCGTCCCGTCACGGGCTTGTTGCGACGTGCGCCTGCTTGCGCTGGGGCTCCGCCCTCAGACTTCTGTCGACGCGAGACAGCCTCAATGGAACGGGTGTTGATGCCGATTTCATCAGCAATCAACTCAATGGTGGAACGCTTTTCGCCTTCCTTGGTCTCGTAGGAGCGCTGCTCCAAACGGCCAATGACCACTGCGCCGATACCCTTTTCGAGTGTCTTTGCTGCATTCTCGGCAACGTAGCGCCATGCTACGACGTTGAAGTAGGACACCTTCTCCTGCTTTTCACCAGCCTGGTCATACCAGACATAGTTGCAAGCCATCGAGAAGCTCAACCGAGCCTGTCCATTCGTTGTGAATGTCAGTTCGGGCTCCTGCGTCACGTTTCCGATCAGCACCGTTGGTGTGGGGTTCATGTTTCTTCTCCTTGTTTGTTGAAATGCCCCAAATGAGGCAGATGTCACGATACACCATCTCAGGTCATCTGACAACCATGTTGTTTCGACGGGCCCGACGAGGTGCTAGGGTTTTGGAATGGCAGACAAACCAGAACTAAGCACAGACGAAGCACGGCTCAACCTTCTTTGGTACATGGCTGATTGCCTCTGGTACTTCCTCGGAAATCCTGATTCCTCAAGGGAAGAGGGCGAAGAAGAACTTGAAACGTGTCAAGGAATTGCCCTCGCTATGGCACAGGCAATGGGCCTGACCGTCAAGCAGGCGCTTAGTGAGGACGAAATTGTTCTGTCAGTGAACCTGTCACAAGATGCCCACGAGGCCATCGGAAGGTTCATTTCTGGCCAGTGAATACTGATAAGCGCCATGAATGAGATCTATTTGATAAAATAGATGAACTTACTGACATAGGCACTCATTACTACGTGAGTGTTGCTCTATCCGCCGAGTAAGGAGAAAACCATTGAGACGAACCACTGTATGGGCTACCGCATTGTCCGCACTAGTGCTAGGAATGGCTTCAGGTAGCGTTGAAGCCAAGCCGAGCGGAAAGGCGGTGGCGAGCGCAATTGCGCTTACACCCAGCAGTGAGTTTTCCGCCCCAACGGTAAAGGTGTCAGCCCGAGAGGCTCGCCTAGTTTCTGCTATTCAGCAGACTTACCAATTCCGTGAACGCAGCGAACGTGTCCGAGTTCTGCAGAGATTGCTCAGCAATGTCGATGTAGACGGGTACTACGGTTCACAGACTAGGAAAGCTCACATTCAGGCATTAGAGGCACGTGGTCTGACGACCGCCCATGTCCCAGCCGTGACGTACCCAGCATCGAGTGGGCCCAGGTTCCCTGATGACCAGTCGATGCGTTGCCCAAAATGGGAAGCAAAGTTCAGGGAATACGGACTCCCCGTGGAGGTGTTCTCGTACATTGCTTGGCGCGAAAGCAAATGTAATCCGAAAGCCGTCAATGCTCGTTGGAATAGCCAGGGAGTGATGACGTATGCACTCAATAAGAATGGAACGTGGGACAGTGGGTTGGTTCAGATCAACTCATCGTGGATCCGCACCGTTCGCGAGGTATGCAACGTTGATACGGGTTCAATGCGCCAAGACCTAGAGGCTTTGCTGAAGGTGGACTGCAACCTGAAGATGGCGAAGTGGATTATGGACAACACTTCGGGCAAGTTGCGCAACTGGTCAATCTACGGAGGCCAGTAAAATAATTTCTGGAGTTCCACTATTGGGGCACTTCATTCGCTATCGTTTCAGATAAATCTATCTAAAAGGTAAGGACGAGATGGCACACCGTATTGAGATACTCAAGTCAGGACAAGCCCGTATGGCCTACGCTGACCGTGAGGTACCTTGGCACAGACTGGGCGTCCCCATGAAGGGGCTCCAAACTGCTGAGGCAATGCTCAAAGCGGCAAATGCTGACTTTGATGTTGTGATCACACGGGTAGCCGTAGTTGACGACAATGGTGAATTCATCAGAAACCCAGACGGCAAGCCAGTGATTATTGACGATAGTAGAGCAACTGTTCGAGTTAATGATGATGGTTCCTTTGATGGTCTTGCCACTGTCGGCACCCGCTACGTCGTTCAGCAGAACTATGAGTGCCTGGGGAAGGCTCTGGCAATTGTCGGCGCATCAGATGGAGATGCTGTAGTTGACACCTGCGGAGTTCTTCACGGCGGTAGGGAATTCTTCGCCAGCATCGATCTTGGCGGTCTAGTCATCGACCCAATGGGAGTGAATGACAAGATTGAGCGCTACCTTTTGGTGCGTAACGGCCACGATGGGCGCACAGCCATCACCTTCGCGAACACATCAATTCGCGCAGTGTGCAAGAACACAGTTATTGCTGGAATGAGAAGTGCCCAGCGGGTATTTACTGCTCGCCATACAAGAAACGCTCAAGCAGCGATGGAAGAGGCTCAGCAAGTACTCAGAATCTCAACGGAGTGGGCGAAGTCGTTCAGCGTTGCTGCAAACAAGATGCTCGCTACCCCGATGCACGCATCTAGTCCAGCATTCAGCAAGTATCTCGATACGATGTTTCCTGAAAAGCCGAACGAGACAGCGCGCCAAACAAAGAATAGAGAAAACATTCTCACGAGCATTCGTGCCCTGTATGAGAATGAGCGCAATGCCGGTGGCTATGGCTATAACGCATGGTCTGCCTACAACGCCGTAGTTGAGTACCTCGATCATTATCGTGAGGCTGCCTCTGATGAGCGAGCAATTGCTTCGATGACAACACACTCACTTGTCACTCAGAGAAAAATGAAAGCACAAGATTACCTACTTTCTCTCTCCTGACTTACAGCAAATGTATGATGTTCACATGGGTGAACATGAATTCTTTGACGATTCAGGTGAGAACGAACTCCCACCACGCGAAGAACTTGCTGTATGGCTGAGTGAATTCATGGCCGCCTCTGCAGATGCAGAAAACAGATACAGAGCGCATTACTGTGCAATGCTCGTTGAGAAACTCTACGAAGAGTTTGGCGTTGAGGGTTTCTGTGAAATGATGATGGCAATGGACAAAAAGGCGGGATGGATCTCGGACATCATCCTCGAATCCTCTGACCTTGACGACATCCTTTTCAAAAAACACGGCGTGTACGACAAGCATGCGCTAGCGAAAGCCAGAGCGTCTACATCAATGGACGAACTGAACGGAAAGATCTGGAAACTTCGCCGCCGCTACGCCAAAGCAATAGTCGATGAGATCGTCGTATCTACAGCAGCTAAAGACGCAGAGGGCGAAGAAGGCGAAGAAGAGTAACTACCTATCCAGTAGCGCAAGTACTAACTGCGAGGTGTCACTGTCAGCAAAGGCCCCTCCCTCAACTGCTGCAGTGACAACCCCGCGTTTACGTTCTATCAGAGAGTAGATCTCTTCGTCAATAGTTCCAGAAGCAAGCACATACGTTGCCGTAACGCTTCCCTGTTGTCCTATTCTGTGGCACCGACTGTAGGTCTGGTCGACATCCGCTGGTGTCCAAGGGAGTTCTACAAACAGGACATCCTGAGCCGCCGTCAATGTATGGCCTGTTTTGGCTGCTTGTATTGACAAAACAATTACTGGGGCCTCGGATACGGGTAGTGATTGGAACTTCTTCTTGTGCTCCTCTACCTCTTCTACCGACATTCCGCCCTGAATCTTTAGGCCGCCGAACTTTCTAGCGAGGTCATCAACTATCTCCCTATGGTGGGCCGCTATGACAACCTTCTTGCCGTCATCGACTCTTGACTTCACCCATTCCTCGATGACTGGCATCTTTGCTTTTGCAGAGAGGCGCCTCAGTACGGAGAGCCTGACGAGATGCTCGTTACTCTCTGCCTTGATTTTGGCTATGACGGCAGCAGCCTTTGGTGACTGCCCGAGCTCTAGTGCTATCTCTCGAGCCCTTTCCTGGAGGTACTTAATGATGTCCCTCTCAGCCTTTTTGTATTCATCCATGCCAGACGAAGTTCCCTCAACAATGACGGGAGAATGTATTACTGGCGGCAACTCAGAGAGAACTTGGTCTTTTGTTCGTCTGATGTAACAAGTTCCACGGAGCCTGTCGTTGAGTTCATCCAGGTGCGAGTGTCCGCTGATGTTCCACTGACCGAAGTTGTCTTGGTACGCATTGCAGTATCGCCTATAGAAGCCCCATAGGCCGCCGAAGTCTTTGAGTCTGCCGAGTATGTCCAATTGCGATGCGTATTCGGCAGGTCTATTAGTTACTGGCGTGCCAGTTAGGCATAGGACAATCCCATCTTTATGCGCGGTCTTTGCCATCTTTATTGCTGCTTTTGTCCTAGCAGCAGTTGGAGTCTTACAGTAGTGGCTCTCATCGAAGATGTAGGCGCGATGGCCGCCGAGCATCTTCTCCCAATGCTGTATGTTGCTATAACCAATCACCAGAACGTCGTATGTGCCTTTATCTGGAAACGACTTTCTATTTGTGACTGTGCTGACAGTTCTGCTTGGCAACCATCTCGAGTACTCCTTCGCCCAGTTGAGGACGAGGCTTGGTGGGCATACAACGACAGCTGGGTAACTGTCCCATACGTATTCGACAGTTGCTATCGCCTGTATTGTTTTTCCAAGACCCATCTCATCGGCAATAAATGATCTCTTCGCATTGGATGCATACATCACCCCAGCACGCTGATAAGGAAGCAGTTCACCCTGGAGGGTTGGTATCTCTACATTTGCATCCGTAGATCTCGATGCATCTTTCAGTTTTTGAAGTATGTCATTGATGTTTTCAGCATGTGAGTAGATTTCACTATCGACTGGCACATCGAATGACTTTGCCCAACTGATTACTTCACCAGCGGAGTTCATAGGTGCTTGCCACGCCTTTTTATCTGGATCCCAAGTAATTCCCGGTACCTGCTTGACCGCCTTGATAATTACTCTCTCGTAGGGGAATCTCAGTATCAACTTGCCTTCATCAAGATAAACACACCGCGATGGACGCTTCTTTTGAATTGTCAATGTCAGGACTTCATTGTCTATTTCAAATCTGTGTTTTGCAGCAAAATTACGCATTTCCTCTAGCGAAGAGACTGGGGCCCTCCAGACCTGGGCGACCCTGTCCCACGTTGCGCCGTCAATTCCCTTGATCTCCGCTACCTGTTCAGCGTCGTAGGGGAACTCCACTACGAGATGATCGTCCTTAAGAAATAAACGCACGCCTACACTCTAATCGTCTACTATTTATTACATGGAAGAACAAGACATACAGAAAATGCAAGAAGACATTGCCGCCCTTAATAAGACAATTATGAAGCTAAATAAAAAAATAGAAGATTTAGATCAGCAATTATTAAGACTTAGAATTCAAGTCAACTACAAACCAGAAACGGTCGGTCTCAGCGATGGGGGTCCAGTCAAATCTGTTCTCGGACCAAGCATTGCTGATCTCTATAACAACAAGAGCATTACCAATTACGGGATTGCAAAACCACCGACTAATGATTAGGCTCTAGGTAATGGGTCTTTCACCTACATACACATGTGTCATCTGTGGATACAGCGTTGACCCGAAATCACAAGGTGTGATCAGGCAAGCAATCGTCTGGCTCAAGGGGACATCAAGAACTGTCGTTGAGGTTGTCGCTGAAAGTCACCAGTATCGTCACGCTGTTTGCACAACAAAGCAAGATCTAGAGCAGTTGGAGTTATTCTGATGAATAGAGAAATGCTGGACGAATACCTGGATCTGATTGGTGAATCAGTCTTGCTTTGCGATGGATTCGATGAGGCAGTAATTGGGTTCTCCCAGAGAATGAATGAGCCGCTTCTTGCTGTCTACTCATACGACAAGATGGTTGACGTACTCATCGAGCGAGATGGCCTCAGCTACGAAGATGCTACTGAGTACATTGATTTCAACGTTGTTGGGGCGTGGGTGGGGCCGCAAACACCCATCATTGTTACCTCTGTTCCGCTTGGATAACTAGCGGCAGCAGGCTCTCCGTATAATTCTGTGACGTATTTTGGCCGCCGCATTTGACTTCTTCCTAGCGGGCCGAGGGGCGTCTCTGTCCCGCTCTTCGTTTTGTTGAGCTTCGTCAGCCATTTAGGGGCACCCACTTAATCTTGTTGGTTTCTTTGTCTAGCGCGGCTATTTCAACAGTGATGTCCTCACCGTCTGGTCTTTCTCCGCATCTCCACGCAAACTCGCAGCATGGCTCATCGGTTGAACATGGGTGATGGCCGCCTTCGCCCATAGCCCTGGCAATTGAAGGAAATGCCCTCATTAGCCTTAGACAGCAGTCGTGACAGAGATTGATTTCCTCTCTATCCCTGACTTCTTCCCACGGGTTATTGTCAGTGAATCCACCGTAGTAGCCCCACATCCTTGGGGTGAGATACAGGCCCTTATCAATTAGCGAGTGCTCTCCATCAACGTCGAATAATCTCCCGCACTCACCACATTGTATTTTCAGCATGTGATTATTATATATTTGTTTGTTTTTGTTTGTCAACAAAGGGTTGTTAGCCCCGTTTGTTTATTTCTTTTTGTATTGAACGAGTGGGAGAGAAAGGATTGAGAGAAAGAAAATAGCCATACATACATAATAATTTTTCGTTTAGTACTAAAACCAAACTATTAGTGGTCGTGTGCCACACCGGGGCTCCAGTAACACCACCCCAATCCTTTCGGTATGGGGCGGGCTAGAGACTCGCCCTGTCACCACCCCCAACCATCGTCGGGGTCATTGTCGTACTGGTCGCGCGGACGGATGCCCTGACGCTTCAGGAACGTGTTGTGCCAGTTCCAATCGAAGAGGGAGTCTTCTGACCACTGGCTGCCTTCGGTGTAATCGTCGCTGTTCATGTTGTATCTATACCACGCCGACTAAGGTGTGTTACCGTGTTCCACGTGGAACGGTAACGCACCTTATTTGGGCCGGTATAGACGACACATGAGGAACGCGGGAGGTGCCACCGAGCACAATGGGAGCAATGGCACCCGCCTCCCGCGCTCTTCTAGAGACGGGCTTCTCGCCTCTCTCTCCAGCAACCTAGATGCACTCCGTCAATCCGCAGATAAGGCTCTGTCGGCAGATAAGGCTCTCCGTGTGCTAGCCACGCGAACCGTCCTCTTCCCCGCCACCCGCCCTCTTCCCGCGACACGGCTCTCTCTAGGGAGGGGACGCCCTCGGCTGGGGAGTGGGGCGAGAGGCTCGCTTCTCTTTCCCCGCGTAAGCCGGGGCTGCGCGGGGAAAGAGAATGACCAGCTGAAGCCCCGCGAAATGCGAAAAGATGAAGTTTCGAGGTAACGCACCGTAGTCAGACTCGTATAGGCAGCACATGAACAACACAGCGACAAATACAAAAGGAGCCCTCTGTGGTACGCAAGTTATTGGGAACATTGTTTCCCTTTGGTATCAAAGTCCCACAGGTGACTCGTCAGACAGCCAGATTCACGAACTGGTCTGCCTATCAAACGAACAGGCAGAACTGGTAGCCAAGACGCACCGAGAGGTGTGGGGACTCGACAAGTGACAGAATGGGGGAGGGGGCAACCTCTCCCCCTTCACTTTTAGAAAGTTGCAGAAATGGAAAATTTCAGATACTCCGACTTTGTGATACTCGTGGGGAATACCTACGAAGAGGGTTCAGAGATTCGCTACGGACAGCACTACTTCAACGTGCTGAACAGGGTTCGCCCTGACGTTGCTAACTCGTTGCGAGGAACGTCCCTAGACCCTTTCTACCGTGACAAGGTGAGCCAAAAAACAGAAGATTTCGTTGCAATGAAGTGGCGTGGGGAGGAATGATGGATAACACTTCGCCGTTTACGAAAGAGGAGTTTGCCGTCATTATGGAAGGCGTCGCCACACTGCCATTCCAGCAACGAAAGCAAGCGAAACAAGCCCTAGAACGGGTCATCCATAACCACTTATGCGCCCGTATGGAGAAAATAGAAAAGTCCATAGAGCGTAGTAAAAAGCACTTTCAGAAACACACAGCCCACCGCCCCTGCGTGTGCGGGAACTGCCACAAAACAAAGACCTACGCCGAAATGTGGGTATTTGACGCACACAACCCGAACGACGAATACAACCTGTGCAGTGACTGTGGCATAGAAGAAAACGAAATAGAAGACAAACTACTAGCCCTAGACGAAGAGTACGACGACTAGTGGTGTCAGCCGGAAGCCCCGATAGGCAGGCTCCCGCCCTCGCTGTCGCTCGGTTGGGCTGACGCACTCGCTTCGCTCGCTTGTCGGCAGGGAAAAGGGGGTGAGTTTTGGGTAACGCACCGTAGTCGGGGTGGTATAGGTACTACAAGCGATGCCGCAAGGGGCGGCGAAAGGAGACCCGACATGGGTTGGTGGGGTGGCGAGTGGATAGAGGGGCAGCGTTGCGAAGACGCGCCCTGTTGCGGGTGCTGTGGCGTCGATGATAACGACTCGTGGCAGCCTCACGAGCGCGACGACGACGGGTGGCTGTGGGCAGACCTCGAAGAGTTCGACGACTAGGCGAGGGGGTCGAAAGACCCCCAAACCCTGCGGAAGCCCCGCTCGGGCAAGTGGTACACTCATGAACCATGATTCACCTATTTCGCAATGAAACTATTATCGGAGAAGGGCGCACTCTGCACGTTGTCAGCGTCGCCCGTTGTGGAGCCTTGGTGGAGACCGAGACGGGTATTACAACTAGCCGTCTCGAGGTCACTTGCCCAGAATGCGCCGAGATTCTCGAGAAAAATTCCTGACATTTAGTAACTGAGCGCACCTTGTATAGGGTGTGAAACGCTATTACTTCAAACACTGCGGTTCGTTGCATGAGATCAGCCCAGATCGAGTTTTCAACGACAAAGGCGAGCCCCACGACTACTACCCGCTTGTCGGCTGTCCTATTTGCAGAAAGATCTGTTGGTTGACCAACGTTGTGCAGATAGGCGAGGACGAATAAAGATGCTCGGTTGCACTTCGACAGCATTGGGTGTATTTTTGCGCCATGAAATACGCAATGAACGACGACGATTGGGCAGAGGTTGAGCGGGCTGTCAGGCTGCGTATAGAAGAATCGAGTCAGCAGGGGCTAAACCATGCCTCCACATACGAACGCTCGATGGATGAGCGTCTCGAGCAGGAAAGGGTAGGAGCCGGTGCCGAACTGGCGTGGGCACGCTTAAACGAGCGCCTATGGCATAACCCGATAAACGAGTTTCACCAAGTCCCCGATGACGGCATGAACGAGATACGGGCAACCAGTCACCCTCGAGGCGGTCTCATCATTAGAGACAATGACCCGTCTGATCGTGTCTACATTTTTGCCCAGTTAATCGGAAACGTGTTCTTTTTCATTGGGTGGGCGTACGGGCATGAGGCAAAGCGTGATGAAAACGTATTCAACCCAAATGGGTGGCGTCAGTCTTGGCGTTTAGGGAAGCACCAACTGCACCCGATGAAGACATTGCCAGCTTCGCAGCCCCGGTAGCCCGCGCGCGCCAACGGGGCTCCCACGGCGGAGAAACCGTCAGGCTCCCCGCTCCCGCTCCCCTTCCTCGACGATCCAGCCGAAAACGTCGTTGCGGAGTCGGCAACGGGCTCGGACGTTGCGAACCGCAGCCTTCGGGCCGACCGGATTGCCCTTGCTCGAGAACCCGAACTCTTCGACAAGCTCCGCATCCGAGTAGCACTCGCGAAGCTCGGACTCGAAGAACGTCTTCGGGTTGTGATAGGCGGGAAGCGCCTTGATCGCTGCCACGATCTCGGCGTGTTGTGGATGAAGTCGCGCTGCCATGCGGCGCTGATACCGGCCCGACTAAAGTGCGTTACTGGGCGCAAAGTCGGGAGCCCCGGCGCGCCCCGTGCGCCAGCGGGGCCTTGGCGGAGAAAACCCGCCCCGAAGGGCGGGGATCCACCTCGGGGGCCGTGCCCCCGCCCGTGCGGGCTATTCGAACTCGCACTGCCCGCAAATGTAGTCGGGCCCGTAGGGGTCTCCAATGAACGTGCCGTGCTTGCAGTACTGGCGGGCCTCGGCCTCGATCTCCCGCTGGATACGGGCCTCGCACCGCTCGGCGTAGGCGGCGTAGTGGGCCTCGCAGCGGGGGAAATAGCGGTTGTCGTCGACGTAGCGGGTGTCGTAGCGGGGGTGAAACTCGACTGCCCCCGCACACGGGCCGTTCCCGTTCTCGAGACAGTCGTCGTGGGTCAGGGGCTCGGATTCAGTGAAGGTGAACATGGGTTCACCATACCCGCCCGATTACCGTGGGTTACCCGTCGATCAGGGCCGCCCGTAACGGGTCGATCAGGCCGCCACGCAGGGCCACGGGCCCCTGCACGATTCGATCAGCCCGCAGGTCGATCAGGGGCACGGGTCGATCAGGGGCTGCACCCGTGCGAGGGTAGCCCGAGCGTTCGCGGGGCTTCCGCCGCCGCCCCCGCCCGCCGAAGCCCCGTTCCACACGCCGAGAGGGGGCAGGGTTACCCCCGCCCCCGTGGGGGCCGTGGCCGCTACTGGCCGCTCGGACAGAACCACGGATCCCACGCCCGATCTATGGCGAGCATGAGGTCGCTCTCGGTCGGGTCAATGAGGACCGACTGCAGCCAGTAGCGTTCCCTGCCGATGCGGTCGCGGATCGTGCGGTAGAAGTAGTCACGATCACGCCCGAGCCGCTTGGATTCGGCAGACACTCGGTAGGTGAACGTCACGGTATCCCACGGCTCGGACCCCATGTCAATCGCCACGGCTACAACCTTCTCGGGCATGATCGCCCCCTTCTGCCGCTTGTGCGGCGTCGCTGTGAAGCGACTATACCGATCCGAATACGGTGCGTTACCACGCCGATCACCCGCCGATCAGGGGCCGATCACGGGCCGCGCGCGCCTTGA